TATTCAGACGTCTTCTGATGATCCCGGCTCCTATGGTGGTTCGACGCCTTCTGCGCAGTCTTTCTCGCAGCCGGGTGGTATTCCGACCAGCCCCCTTGTGGGTGCTTTTGGTAATGCCACTCAGCAGACCCTCTCAGCTCTTCAGGCCGAGGCTAATATTGAACTTACCAAGTCGCAAGCCCTTAAAACTCGGGCTGAGACTACCGGTTTGGAGAATACGAACTCTATGTTTGACATTGTAAAATCTGTTGCGAGTGAAGAACTTACGTCCAAGCAGTTCAGTAATATTCTCAAAGAAACTGAAGTCAAGTATGCCGAGGCCAATGCTATTGCGGATCTTGATACCAAGCAGGCTAAGATTGCTGAGATCAATGCGTCAGTTTTGGAGCGACTTGCCGGCGCTGCTAAAACTGATGCTGATCGGATCACTGTAGAGCTTCTTCGTGGTGCTCAGAAACGCTCCCTTGAGGCAGGCGCTTCGCTTGCTGAAGCCCAGGCGGCGACTGAGCCGCACAGAGCTCTCAATCTCAAGCAGGACACCTTGCTTAAGATGGCTCAGGAGGAGACCGAACAGCTTCTTCGTTCTCAGAAATTTGAACTTACGCGTCAGCAAGCCCGTGCTGCGGCCATTTCGTTCGTTAAGGAGCGTGTCCTGACCTACCGTCAGGCTGAGGAGCTTGCTCGTTACCTCGCTAACATTCATGATCCCAAAAACATGTGGGACGGTATTTGGCGTATCGTTTCGCTCCCCTCTGGAGTTTCGAAGAGTGATTTTGCAGCCGACCTCTACAATGCTCTTTACGAGGAGATTGGTTCAGTCGAGTAGAATCGTTAGATTTGAGTTTCCCAGGCCCGGACGCACGCGTCCGGGCCTCCTCTGTTCCCGCAAAGTCCGAAAGCGTTCACCCGGTTCGATTTGGCTTGTAACGCCCCGTGCTCCTTTTGCAGTCTTACCCCGCACCGCAGGTAGCGACTAGCACCTCTATAAGGTGCCATGGTCGCGGACGGAGTCCGCTGGCACGTAAGCGATGGTTTACCATCGCGCCCGTAAATACCCATTTTTGAGAGAAGGCTCTCTCTCTTGCCTATATATGCCAGATGTGGAAACAGCGCCCTCGTGAGGTTCCGCATCGGTTCTCTCAAAGTCATAAAAACCTATGAGCGAAGCGAATTCCATTAGGTGACTGAGAGGGGGGGGGTACGGGGGAGAGAGTTAGGAGCCCCGTGCATGAGATTGTCTGCATCTGTTAACGCGCGCGCGCGCTTCGCGTGCGTGCGATGACAGAGCTAAGTAGCTCAGGCACAGTTTTGCGTCCTTACTTTCTCCCCCGTTATACACTTCTCAGGCCTTTTTAATTCGTCGATTTCTCCGAGTAATTGACCTTTTGGTCGAAAAAAAAACAATTTTCTTGCATTTGAAAAATGGAACGCTTTGCATCGATGCAAAAATTCATTATATTCGCCCCGTAGGGCACCTAAATTACTCATTAAATCACTTTTTATGGAAAAAACACCATTCTACCGCACTAAGGCTTTTTGGACGCTTATAGCGTCTATAATCGCTGCTCTTGCTGCCTACTTCACCGTATCGTGTAGCTATTCTCAGAAAATATTCCGTCACGGTGTTCATCATGATACCGTGCGGATTGAATCTAAAATCAAATCTCGTGATCTATCATGCTTAACAACGAATCTTGGGACACCCTCTCACAGTCTTTCGAGTTCGAACCTCGAGCTCATTTCGTGGAAACACTCTTCGCAGCTTGCTCCGACTATGCCGTCGACGGTGGCTACATCTTTTTTCGGTTTGCCTTGGCAGATCGTGTTCGAATCCAAACCGCAGTTGATTCCATTGTCGCAGCTCAGGTGCCATTTTATTTTACCATCGAACAAGGATTGTTCGACTCCGAGTGTAACCGTGTTATCTATGAGTTCAGGATCTCAGATCTCTTTTTCTTCATTTACGCTCGCTTCTCTGGTTCTTGCAGTGCCTCTCGGTCGTTCTCGTCGCGGCGGCCGAAGAAAAGGAAAACCCCGTCCAAAGGTTAAAAACATAGTAATCGGCGGACAACACCTGTAGTTGTAGATCTTGATTTTTAGTTTGTTTGAGTTATGTGTAACAAGCCTTTGCGGGTTACGAACCCCCATTACATTAAACTTGCTGACCAGCTTGGCGTAGAGATTTCTCAGTTCTCTAATCAGCCGGATTATAAGCTTCAGGTGCCCTGTGGCAAGTGTGTTCAGTGTATTAAGAAACGCCAGCAGCATTGGTTTGTTCGCGCTCATAACATCTATAAGCGTCTCGGTTACAACCTTTCAAACTCCTATTTTTGCACTTTTACTCTCAAACCAGAATTCTATGAGGCCTTTTGCAAGGAGCCCTACGCCTTTATTCGTCGGTTTATAGACCGCATGCGTAAGGATCAGTTCCTCCGTTATCGAAATCCCGATACGGGTCGCTTTTGTTATCGCAAGATTTCTTTTCCTTATCTTTTCGTGCTGGAGGTTGCCGACGGTAAGCGCGCAGCTCAACGTAGGCTTCATTCTGAGCATCGACTTCATCTCCATGCGATTATGTTTGGATGCCCTCTGCCTTGGTGGCGTGTTCGTCATTACTGGATGCCCTTTGGCCTTGCTTGGGTTAATCCTCTTCGCCATTTCGGTGGCGTTCGCTATGCAATGAAGTATGTCACAAAGAAGTCTGCTGTGCATTGGAATGACGTTCCGAAGGAAATTTTAGATTTACATGGTCGTTTGTATGTCTCTCATGGGTTTGGCCGATTGTCGGAATCGGAGAAGGACGCCCTTCGAGCATATATGATGACTGGTTGCAAACAGTGGTTCTCTATCTTGATCGATAATCACCCTTACAGTATTCCTCGTTATTATAAGCAGGCATGTTTTACCAAGGATCAGATTCGCTGTCGCAACGATTCTCTCATTCCGCAGCTTGTTTGGGAATATGTTTTGAGGACTTATCCTACTTACTCTTATTATAAAAAACAACTTATAAAACAATCTATTTTATGGCAATGATGTTTCTTTCGCGTAAGCGAAATAAGAAATCCCGGTTTAAACTTTTTTCCGGTAACCCCACTTCTGCAAGCTGGGGTACTCTGATTCCCACCAACGTGACCCGTGTTGTTGCTGGTGATGATTTCAGCTTCCAGCCTGGAGTAGGTGTGCAGGCTCTTCCGATCGTGGCCCCTTTCATGGGTAGTGTATGTGTTAAGAAGGAGTATTTTTTTATTCCCGATCGGATCTATAATGTTGATCGTCAGCTTAATTTTCAGGGTGTCACTGATACTCCGAATACTGTTTATAAGCCCTCGATGGCGCCTCCGATTCCTTTCGATATCTTCAGCCCTTCGGGTGATCCTATCGCTTTTTCGGTTGGTGGCTTACAAACAGACTATCCCACTGGGACTCTTAGTTATATCGTTGGCCCCGGTTCTCTCGCCGATTATATGGGTGAAGCTCCGGGATCTATCGTCGCGGGTGTTATAGACCTTACACCGTATATCGGTTACATCGATATTTATTACAACTACTATCTCAATCAGCAATACGATCTGGTTCCTACGTCCTTGGCTGGTACTGTATCCGATTCTGCGATGGAATATCCCTATTACTTGACGGTCTTCGAGCTGGAAACCTATCTGCGTAACATCAAAACCAAGTCGAATATTTCTCCGGCTATTCGTGAGGATCGGACTTCCTCGTGTTCTACGAATGTTCAAGCTGCACTGAACGCTGTTGATTCTGAAGCGTTCTCGTGGCCTTTCTTCACTGGTCGGCAGTCTCTTTTCCAGCGTGGTTTTCCGTCCTACTATCTCGAGGCTTGGTTAAAAACTTCATCTTTCACCGATGCTGCTGTCGATGTTTCGACTTCAGGTAATTCCGTGTCGATGCGTAATATCACTTTTGCATCTCGCATGCAGCGTTACATGGATCTTGCCTTCGCCGGCGGTGGTCGTAACTCGGATTTCTACGAGTCTCAGTTCGACGTCAAGCTCAGTCAGGACAATACTTGCCCGGCCTTTCTTGGCAGTGATTCCTTCGACATGAATGTTAATACGCTCTACCAGACGACGGGCTTCGAGGACAATTCCTCGCCGCTTGGTGCTTTCTCTGGCCAGCTTTCTGGCGGCACTCGTTTCCGTCGTCGTAACTATCATTTTAACGATGATGGTTATTTCATGGAGATTACATCCATCGTTCCGCGGGTTTATTATCCGTCTTACATTAATCCTACCTCGAGGCAAATTTCTTTGGGCCAGCAGTATGCTCCTGCGCTCGATAATATTGCGATGCAGGGCTTGAATGCTTCGACGGTCTTTGGTGAGGTTCAGAGTCTTGGCGCTACAAGTCCGACCTATAGCAATAGTGTCTTCGCTATTCCCGGGTTCAAGCTTCAAAAGTCCAATTACGTCGGCTACGAACCCGCCTGGAGCGAACTAATGACGGCTGTCTCGAAGCCTCACGGTCGCCTCTGTAATGACCTTGATTACTGGGTTCTTTCTCGTGATTATGGTCGCAATCTCTCCTCCGTCATGGATACTCCGGCTTATAAACAATTCATTTCAGCTGCTGGAAATCATATTAATGAACTCTCTCTCCAGCGTTTTACAGCTTTCCTTAAGCGGATCTACGTATCGCCCTCTTCGTGTCCTTACATTCTGTGTGGTGACTTCAATTACGTTTTCTACGATCAGCGGCCTACTGCCGAGAATTTCGTTCTCGATAATGTTGCTGATATCGTGGTGTTCCGTGAGAAGTCGAAGGTCAATGTTGCAACAACTCTCTAAACCTTTTTCGTCATGAAAACAAAACAAGATTATAATCCGCATGTAGGTTGTCTTTATTCCAACCTTTCGCAGCGCGTTGGTATTCGTTCTTGTGCTGATCAGCATGCTTCCTATCATGCTCGCAACTGTACTTCTCGGCCCGATGAGTTTATTGTCGGTGCCAGGAGTATGAATGAGATCCTCGAGGAGTATTACACCTTCGGCTTTCTTTCTTGTGACACTCAGGCTGTTCGTGGTGATTCTGCTTATGATGAGATTCAGCCTTCTGGCAAGGATGCTTCGATCCTTTCGACGGATCCTAGCTCGGACTTCTCGCTTGATAAGTTCGAGCGTATCGAGCGTATTGCCGAGTGTGTTGGTGAGACTTCTGCCGAGCGTCACAAGGAGGAGTTGGGTAAACAAAATGATAAATAAAATGACGAGTAGTTATGTCTGCCCTTGTTACTTCTGCGCTTATTGCCGGTGCTAGTAGCCTTGCGGCTGCTGGTGGTTCGAGTATTGCTGCTTCTAAGATGAATGCTCGTGCCGAGAAATATAATCGGTGGGCTCTCAAGGAACAGCAGCGCTATCAGAAGGAGTATGCGGACTATATGGCTCAGCTGGAAGCTCAGCAGAATAATTTGTACT